CCAGTAATTCAATGGGTGCTCGTTATAAGCAACCCACTATGCAATACGTTTAAACATAATAAATTACCCACTGCTAAAATTTGTGATAGATAAGACATGTAAGTGTCTAAATCTTTCCCCCGATAAATTTCTGCGATCCTGGAGGATAGAGCAAAGTGTTTCTTGATAACGATTTTCCGAAGATTCTTGGTGCGGAACTTTACCGTCCTCACCCTGCCTACATTGCTGAGATGGCTGTAGAGCCCGTGGTCGTCCACGACTTTACTCGCCAGCCTGGTCAAACCGTTCAGCTAGACCGCTACAAGTTCTGGGGTTCCCCTGGTACTAAGGACGCCCGCGAGCGTATTGCCGACCAAACTATTGGTACTGCCAATAGCCGTAACATCACCAAGGAGAAAGTCCTGGTGGTGCTTAAGGAATACACCGGTCCTGCTGACCCCGGCGATCCTACCCAGCCTTCGACCTTTAAGATTGCCCGCGAGACCCTGATCACTGCCCAGCGCATGTTGCTGGACTCAGGTAACCTCAACATGTTCCACCAGTCAATCGGTAGCTTGACGCTGCTTGATGACTATCGTCGTTGGCGTGACCGCGTCTTCATTGACGAACTGTCCAAAGCTGAAGCCAACGGTAAAGCTGACACCACTCAAGGTGGTTACTACTTCCCCGCCAATAAGACTAAAGCCTCTAACGGCTCTATCACTTATACTTCTACTGAGTACACCGCTGATCTCCAACAGTTCCAGGTTCGTACTGACCTGTTGAACGTCGTCAAGGACCTGCGTAAGCGTAACGTACCGACCTATTCCGATGGTCTGTATCGTTGCATTTGCGATCCTACCTTCATGATGCACCTGCGTCGTGATCCTGACTTCCGTGAGATCGCTCGTTACGCTGGTAATCCTGGTCAAGGCATGTACATGGGTAACCCCATGATGCCTAACAACGCCAGCTTCTTCCAGGGTCCTCAGGCCGGCCAAGGTTACTTCCTTGCTGGTGAACCTGTCATGCCTACTGGTGTGCAGTTTGAAGGCGTTAAGTTCTTCGAGTCGACTAACTTCCCGACGAAGAGCATCAGCACATCTTTTGACACTGGCTCCAACTTTGCCAGCCAAGAAGTTGCTCAAGGTTATTTCTTCGGCCCTCAAGCTATTGGCGTCGGTATCGGCGGTCCTAACGCTCAGGTGCTCATCAATAACAACGATGACTTCAGCCGCTTTATCATCTTGATCTGGCAACTGTACGCTGGTTTTGAAATCCTCAACAAGGATTTTGTTACCACTGCATTCAGCTACGTCTCTGATGACGGCAACATCTGATAATTATACCTAAACCTCAAATCTCATAGGAGAAATAAATGACCTACTTGTCTGCTAAAAAAATCTATCCAGGTAACTGGAGTAATGCGCTTAATGGTTGGTACAAAAACATCGACGTAACTGCCGATAGTACTAACGATTACTCCAAGGGTGGCCCCACTTCGGTGCTGGCAACCCCTGGTTATCGCTACTTCCAGCAACGTGGTTACGTTCCCGTGACCTGGGCTTCTGGTTCAGCTACTGCCAGTGGCACCTACATGAGTGTCATTGTTCCTTCCCCTTATCGGCAGGACGACACCCGTACCGACATCACTGGTATGGTGATCTCTGGTAGCACCGCCCAAGGCGCTTATGTGTATCGTACCGCTATCTCCGTAGCCTCTGGCTGGGGTGATGGCCGTGTTGCTTCTGGCGTCTACGCTCCCAGTGGCCAGATCATTTCCTTTGGTCGTAACACTGGTACTGCAACTGCTGCTACCGGCGTCGCTGCTTCAGGTGTTGGCGAAAGCGTGGTACAAGCAAACATCCTTGCTGCACAAGGTGCTAGTAATGGTGCTGCTGGTATCTACTTCTCTGGTACTGTACAAGCCTTTGGTACTGACCCCATCCTCACCGCTACTGGTGCTGCTGGTGTTACTAATACCAACGTATCTTTCAAGGCCACGGCTTCCACCCTCCTGGGTGTATTTGCCAAGGGCGCTGTTAACGATACGTCAACTTCCGGTGGTATCTACATCTCTGATGCTGATGTCGCGGCTGGCCGTGCTGGCTACCTGGTTGTCGAAGTGTGCTACATCCGTCCTGATGACGCTCCCGGCTACGAGGATATTGACGCTTATCTCACCGGTCGCACTGTTAGCTGATTAGGTTACACTGGAACCAGATAACAAAACTTCTGGTTCCTATGCTTTACCAACATCGTAAAACCGGTGCTCGTGTCAAGATTGTAAGCGAATGGGATAATGGCGATTGGTTCATGGTCGAAGATCAGGACGGTCGCCTTTACACTGCTTACAAGACGGAACTTACACCTGATGAGACTGCAACCAAGAAGGTGCAAACTCTTCAGGTAAAAGATCGAGCTTCTCAAGAAGAACCTCGTAAGTTTCCTCCTGATACACGGTTAAACGTCAATGCTGCAACCGCCCAGATGATCGCTGATCACATCAAGGGTATTGGTCTCAAGACTGCCAGAGAGATTAAAGATCTCCAGATGTCCTTATCGGGGGAGAAATTCAACAGTCTTGAGCAGCTCAAACAGATTAAGCGAATTGACTGGGATTCAGTTTTGGCGGCAGACCTAATCCGAG